ACAGATTGGCGTGTGCCTGGCATGATCATCAGACCAGGATTAGAAAAGTTCATAGAACATCTAGTGCCGTTGGATCCATTGTACGTGGTAGATCACAATTTGGAATTGTTAGAACCTGCGCTGAATCAATTTACTGTAGAGTATCGTCGACGACTGCGTCCATATGCCATTGACGATACCAAAAATGAAAATGCCATGTGGCAATTGCCAGACGGACAATTTGGATTTGTGTTTGCCTACAACTATTTTAATTTTAAACCCATGCCAGTGTTGCGCCGATACATTGACCAAATATATGCCAAACTCAGACCTGGAGGAGTTGCGTTATTCACATTTAATGATTGTGATTGGCGGCAAGGTGCGGCACTTGCAGAAAAAGATTTCATGTGCTACACACCCGGAACCGAAGTTGTAGCGCATGCCCTCTCTGTGGGATTTGAAATCCTAGACAGACATCGCGGACAGGGCGATCTTGCCTGGTTAGAAATTAAAAAACCCGGCGAAATCAAATCCCTTAGAGGTGGTCAGACTCTGGCCAAAATAGTTGCTAATCAGTAAAAAAATCTATATAATCATACAACATAGGAGTACACATGAGAGATTATCTTAAAGACTTGGTAGAACACACACACGATCTTGGCTGCATTGACTTGATCAAGATCACTGGTGACGACAAAAGCACAGCCATTGTGGGTGTAGCTGAGGATTTGTCAGTAGTTTTGGAAGGTGAGTTTAAAAACCCACACGCAGACTTTGTGGGCACATTTGGCATGCCCAACTTGAACAAGTTAAAAATTTTGTTGAACTTGCAGGAATACAAAGAAAACGCCAAATTAAAATTGACCAAGAAGGCCACAGGAGCACCTGACGGTATTGAGTTTGAAAACGCTGGCGGAGATTTTCGCAACACATATCGTTTTATGGCCGCAGAGATTGTGAACGACAAACTCAAAACACCCAAGTTCAAAGGCGTCACATGGCACATTGAATTTGAACCCACTGTGGCTGCTATTCAACGATTGCGTATGCAGGCACAGGCCAATGCTGAAGAGCCCAACTTCCAGGCTCGGACTGAAAACGGCGATTTGAAGTTTTTCTTTGGTGACCATAGCACACATGCAGGTAACTTTGTGTTCCATGCAGGCGTAAATGGTCAATTGAAACGCACTTGGTCATGGCCGGCCACACAGTTCATGGCCATCATGGCCCTGACCGGGGACAAGACCATCCGCATTTCAGATGATGGTGCTGCCAAGATCACTGTGGATTCAGGTGTGGCTGTTTACAACTATATTTTACCTGCACAGAGCAAGTAATGGAAACCAAAGCTAGAACTCTAACAAAAATGATCACATATAGAATAACCGCATGGTTGTTTACTATATTTTGGACTTGGTTGTTCACTGGTGACATTGCTTCGGCCACAGGATTTGCCACAGCCTTACACATCATGCTCAGCATAGATTATTACATCCACGAACGAGTATGGTTAAAAATCAAGTGGGGTCGAATTGATGCGTAAAATTAACTATTATTATTTCAATAATAGGTACACATTGATTTGTACATTGAGATTTAAATCTCTTTATTTTTCTCTACATTGTAATAAAGCAACAAAAACTTGGCATCACTGTGTTAAGTTTATACATGATTTAGATATTTTAGGTTTATATCACGAAGTAAATTGGAATACTAAAACAAAAACTCAAAATGCAAGATAACTTAACCGCTAAACAAAATGATTACGCTGTGTTCTTACCGGCCATATCAGGTTTCTATGCCACATTTGTAGGCAAACAACGCAACGAGCCGTATGTGGATCCTGCAAGATTTCCACAAGGGCTAACTGACATGGAACAGATGAACTGGCTCAACAGTCAGAAAGCATTGTTTCCCTACCGGTGGAGCCTGTACTCCGGTGGCCATGCCAACTTGGATTTGAACAAGCAAGACTGGTCAGAAGACATGGTTCGCAATCGTGAACCTGGTACATTCATGCTGGGCGATTCAGGTGGATTCCAGATTGCCAAGGGCTTGTGGGAAGGCGACTGGAAGGCCAACTCAGGTTGCGTCAAGGCCGAAAAGAAACGTTCGTCCATCTTGAAGTGGTTGGATACTGTCAGTGACTATGGAATGATTCTTGACATCCCTACCTGGGTCATCCATGATAAAAAAGCATCGGATGCTTGTGGTATTCGAACACTGGAAGAAGCAGTGGATGCCACCAAGTACAACAATGAATACTTTATGCGGCATCGTCGTGGCAAGGCCAACGGTGGTGCTAAATTTTTAAACGTGTTGCAAGGCGATAATCATACCTCGGCAGAAACATGGTATCAAACCATGAAGCAGTATTGTGACCCTGCTGTGTATCCAGACACACACTTTGATGGCTGGGCTATGGGCGGTCAGAACATGTGTGACGTGCATTTGGTTTTGCGTAGATTGATTGCACTGAAATATGATGGATTGTTACAAGAAGGCACACACGATTGGATGCACTTCTTGGGTACAAGCAAGTTGGAATGGGCTGTGCTACTCACCGTGATTCAAAGGGCCGTTAGAAAATACGCTAATCCCGCATTCTCTATCTCCTTTGATTGTGCCAGTCCATTCCTCGCCACAGCCAATGGACAAGTGTACTTTGAAAATGTGTTTGAACATGATTCCAAGTGGAGTTATAGAATGGCACCGTCAGCAGATGACAAGAAATATGCCACAGACACACGCAAGTGGAGTGATGGTGTTGTGGCAGATGGCATATATCCACGTTGGGAAGACAGTCCTTTGAGTGACTTGTTTACTATGAAAGATATCTGCATCTACGCACCCGGCGACCTAAATAAAAATGGAAAAGAAGGCAAAACATCATGGGATTCATTCTCATATGCATTGTTGATGGGTCACAATGTTTGGATGCACTTGACTGCTGTGCAAGAAGCCAATAGACGTTTTGATGCAGGAGAACATCCTGCCATGATGCGTCGACAAGGCGGAGACTATGCCAAGTTTGAAGACATTGTAGAAGCCATATTTGCCGCACCCACTCGTGCGGAGTCAGAAGCCATTATTGAATATTACAGCAATTACTGGATGGAGATTGTGGGCACACGTGGCTTCAAGGGCAAGAAGGCCATGAATGCACGTAGCCAGTTCAATGCACTGTTTGAGTATGAACAAACTGAACAAGAAGATTTTGATTCCAGCAAACTTGATCGATTAGAGGCCACAGTATGAAACGTGAAGGACATGACAACGTTGACTTTTTCAAAGGCACGGAAGTAGAACGCACTCCGGCATTTGGTCGGCCGACATTGTTCGTGGTTGGTGTTCAGTCAGTGGATACCATTGCAGCCAAAATGGCAAGTTGTGAGCACATTTTCTTTGGTGCCAATCACAGCTTTGATCCCAAGGACGCACTGGAATGGCAACGATGGGAAAGCATGATCACATACTTTTTGGAACGTGATTATCTTTGTACCCTGGACATTCCCATTTCAGCAGTGGAACAGTTCAATGATGGATCATTGTGTGACTATCGCAACTTTATTCCACAGATTCGAATAAGTGTACCGTATACAAAGCTGTGGAATTATAATACAATGTTAAAAATAGATGACAAGGACTTTGACGCTACCAATCCCGGCGTCTGGTGCCACAGTCTGCACAGCCTGATGAGCCGTGAAACATTTACCAGTTGGGATGATTACAAAGGCGATAGTAAATTATGAAATGGCTAGACAACTGGATATTGAAACGTGCCAAGCGCATTAGACAACGTGAAGAAATACTGTACGAAGTATCACCTAGCATCACCAGTGGCCTAAAGAGCCAGGACAGTGCCAACATTGGTACCAGTCGACACAGAATGAATTTCACTGTGTATCGTGCCAATGGTGGCATGATGGTAGAGTACAACAGATATGATGACCGCCGGGATCAACACTGCTGTGAGTTGCACATTGTACATCCAGATCAAGATCTTGGTTCGGCACTGGCCAAAATTGTTACATTTGAATCTCTAAAGAGTTAATGTCTCTATCTTTGGAAAAGTTAAAAACAACTTTAGAAACAAAATACACAGTTGATTGTGTGTTGTTTTTAGAAGATCTAGAACGTCAGTCTAGTTCTACTTTGTATAAAATTCTTAAAAAATATCAGCAGCCAAAGTATTCTGATGATTATAGATTTGTTTTTTTAAATTTTTCTACTTTGCAATCAACAACATTGGATCATGTGATAGACATAGTTGATTATTTGGATATATCACATTATTTTGTGCTGTTGATTTCTGATCAGTCTGACACCATTGAATACTTTCAAAAACTAGCACAACCAATACAGATTCAACAGGTGCCATTTGTTGTACCCAGTCAATCACTTGAGTGTGCTACTGAACCCATGTTTAACCCATCAAATCACATGTGTGCTCATGCCTGGGCAGGTTTGCATGTAAGACCTGACAGTAAAGTTGCTGTTTGTTGTGATTTCAACGATGTTATAAAAGATGACAACGACCATGCATTTGATGTACGTGAACATACTATAGATCAAATATTATCAAGCACCTACATGAAAAATTTGAGACACTCATTTAGACAAGGCACAACCCCAGTGCAATGTGATGCGTGTATTCGAATTGAGTCTACTGGCGGCGAATCCAGAAGATCTCTAGCCAAACACAAAATGCAAAATATATACGGACTGATTGACTGGGAAAGCGAGGATTACCAAAACAATCTTGGATACATAGGCGGGCATTTTGGTAATCTTTGCAATTCAAAATGCAGAATTTGCAGTCCATTTTTTAGTTCTGTGATTGCCGCTGAAGAATTATCGTTGGTGCCAAAGCAACAAGTCAACACTCATCCTGTGTATCTATTATCAAAAAACAATACCTGGGCCAAAGACAACAAACATTTTTGGGCAGATTTAAAAAATCATGTTCCAAAAATTTCTACATTTGAATTTTTAGGTGGTGAACCATTGTTGTTAAAAGAAAATTTAGAATTTATGCAACATCTAGTAGACACTGGACACAGCAAATCTTCTTTTTTTGAATTTACAACCAATGGTACTCAGTATCCTGACATATTTGATAAAGTTGATCAATTTGGACGATTCACAATCACTGTTAGCATAGACAATATAGGCAAACGATTTGAAGTTGAACGCAGTGGTGCAGAATGGCACAAGGTTGAAACCAATTTAGAAAAATTTATTTCTTTGAAACAAAAAAATCAATTTGTAAAAATTGGTGTCAGTATTACAGTTAATATCCAAAATGTGTTTTATATTCCAGAATTAATTCAATGGCTAAAAACCAAGAATATAGATCATTATTTTTACAATGTGTTGCAACAGCCCGATTACTTGAATATCAATCAATTGACCCAGGCAGCCAAAAACATGATATTGAATAAATTTTCACACAGTGCATTCAACGATTTTGACCTACAAAAACTAAATTATGTAATTCAACATATTGAAAATTCTGTTACATCTGACGGCAAAGAGTTTTGTGAGTATGTGAGATCAAAAGATAAAATTCGTGGGGAAAATTTTGCAAATTCTCATCCAGAAATTGCACAAGCCATGGGATATGTGTTATAATAATCTAAAGGAATCTTTATGAACCAAGAACAAAGAGATAAAACAGAACGTGTGATGAGCGAAGCCCGGCGTCAGATCTGGGTCACATGGCAACGTGAAGGCATACACATGTATCCTGCTGCCTTGACAGACCCCAACTTGGCCGATGTTGAATTTCTTGGCTATCCCCATCGTCATATATTTCATTTCCGAGTGTGGATTGATGTGTTTCACAATGACCGAGACTTGGAATTTATCCAATTCAAACGCTGGTGTGAATCGCTGTACAACAGTGACAATTCCGTTCTAAGCCTCGATCACAAAAGTTGCGAGATGATGGCAGACGACCTATATATACAGATAGCTTCACGCTATCCCGGTCGTGTGGTACATATCGAAGTGTCGGAAGACGGCGAAAATGGCGCCGTGATCCGATACGAATTAACCAAACCCAACCTCAACATTGTCATCTGATGAAATTATATCAATCACAAGTACTAGCCAATCTAGATAACTTTAGGCTTACCGACACGCCAACTAAACTCATGAGAGAGCGTGTCGATATGTTTTTGTTATGGAAAACTGTCGAGTATTTTCTCCCAAAAAATCTATTAGAGATTGGATTTTTTGCAGGCCAAAGTGCAGGTATCATAACAGAAGCTGCTGGACCAGATTCAATGCTAACGTCAATAGATATAGATTTTTCTCGAAGACATGTATTTGAAAAAATATTTTTTAATCATAATATAAATTTTATTGAGACTGACAGTTTGAAATTACAGTTAGACAGCAATAAGAAATATGATTTCATATCTATTGACGGTAATCATGATTACGAATATGTATTAAATGACTTTGCAAAATGTTTTCCTTGCATGCATAAAAATACTATATTATACATGGATGATTATCGCTTGCCTGGTGTAGATCAAGTAATATGTGAAGAGTTATTAGGAAAACATGATTTTGTGCCATTCATGGTAGGAGACCAAGCAATGTTTTTTCACCATGTTGGGCATTCTGCAGATGAGTTTCTTGATGAATGGATACAAGATAAATCTAAAAATTTCATCTATTTTGAAAATGTAGAAATGTTTGGAGCATTATTGTTAAGAGCTAGATTACCAAATATATTTGTTGAGCATCCAACCTTTTTTACTCAAGCGTTAGAATTTTATAAACTTTAATTATCAAGGAAGCATTATGGCAAGACCTACTTTCAAGCCCAACCCTCGAGTCACAGAGATCCAAGAGGATCTCGAAGTGTACTTGGAATTTTGCCAGGACTATGGCTATCGTTACAACGAGGCCGACTTGTATAACTTCAAGAGTTATGCATGGCAACAATTCAACAAGTGGCATCAAGGCAAGAATGCCAAAAACATGTGGGACGAGGATACTCGTCGCTTTGCAGGACATCGCACATGAGAAAACTGTACTACATGGGTCTTGAAAGTTATGAGGCCCGTTACACACTGCAACTGACTGAATGGAACCGACGTGTGTTTGATGCACGTGGCCTGGATGTGGTGTATGTGCAAGGCACCACCATTGACAACACACAAAGCATCAGTGTTGGACAAGTGCTGGATGCACACGGACGCAGTTACTTCTCAATGAGCCAAATGATGAACTTGGTTCAACTGATGAAGAATGGCGAAGTCACTAGTGACGATGTCATCTACTTTGAAGACATGTTCCAACCGGGCATTGAGAGTCTGCCCTACATCATGGACCAGATTCCCCCTGAACAGCGCCCTCGCATTTATGTACGCTGTCTAGCACAGGCCATTGATCCTGATGACTTTGTGCATGTGTGGGGCATGGCAGGTTGGATGAGCACATATGAACGCATGGTCAATCACTTTGTGACAGGCGTGTTGGCCACCAATGAAGAAATGGTTGCTCACATGCGTATTGCAGGGTGGACTGCCCCAATCTACAACATTTCAGGATTGGCATTTGGCAAGGAAGAAGTGCTGGAACGCATTGGTGGCAGTGCAAACATCCGACCATTTGTAGATCGTCCACGCCGTGTGGGATTTGCCGCACGTTGGGACCAAGAAAAGCAACCAGGCTTCTTCATGGACTTGATTGAGATGTATGGTGAACTCACTAGCGAGCCCTGTGAGTTTGTGATCTATTCCGGTGGGTCACTGCGTAGCAACAATCCTGAATATGTGACTCGTGCCAGAGAGATGGAAGCAGCCGGTAAACTCAAAATCTACGACAACATCACAAAAAATGATTACTACGCTCACCTTAATAATACTCGTGTGCTGTTTAATTGCGCCCTTCAAGATTGGGTTTCAAACACTGTCAGCGAAGCAGACACTCTTGGGTGTAATGTTTTATACCCTGCTTATAGGTCTTTCCCTGAAACTTTTAGTAATGACCCTAACAGGCTTTATGTTCCTTGGTCAATAGATGATGCATACCACAAGATGCAGAACTTGTTGCGTGAGCCACATCACAACATGGGCTTGATTTCAGACTGGAACAATGGTACCATTGACCGTGTGATAGACATTGTGACAGGTGCAGGTGAACAGTGGAACCGTGCAGGGCCAAGATACAGAGATCACGTGGCCCACGAAAAGTATCAAGTGGTAAAAGTCGAATCATGAAAAAAACTGTGGTCGTAACAGGTGCTGGTGGGTATATTGGCGGACAGACTGCATTGATGTTGGCTGATTCTAGCCATCGTGTTGTGGGCATCGATAGGTTGCCATGCCCTCCTCACTTAAAATCAGCATTTGATGATTATGTCGAACAAGACTTTGCCCACAAAGATGCCTTGGTCAAATTGTTGGTACATGGGCCCGACGCTGTGATTCATTGTGCTGGCAGCAGCCTGGTTGGACCCAGCATGAACAATCCTGCCGATTACTTTGAAAACAATGTGGTGAGTACTCTCACACTGTTGGATCAAGTGCGCCGAAGCATGCCCCAGATCAGAGTTATTTTCAGTTCAAGTGCCGCAGTGTACGGTGAGCCCATAATGACTCCCTGCCATGAAGTGGATCCTTGTGAGCCTATATCACCGTATGGTGACAGCAAGCTCATGGTGGAGAAGATCATGGCAGCATATCACAAGGCCTACAACCTGGACTATGTGGCGTTTCGTTATTTCAATGCATGTGGTGCCGACAGCCAAGCCAGACACGGACAAGAATCTGGAGCCACACATATTATTGCCCGAGTGTTGGAGGCCATTAGAGATGATCGTGAATTTACGCTGAATGGTGTGGACTTTGCCACGCCGGATGGCACCTGTGTGAGAGACTATGTGCATGTGGAAGACATTGCTCGAGCACATGTTCGAGCCTTGGATTCTGAGATAAAACCTGGTGTATACAATTTGGGCAACAATCAAGGTGTCAGCAATAGAGAAATCATTGAGGCCGCTGAACGTGTGACTGGTCGGAAACTGAAAGTTGTCATGGGCCGGGCCAGACCAGGAGACCCTGCTGTGCTCACTGCCAGTGCTGCCAAATTTGGCCAGGTGTCCGAAGGATGGAGACAGTTTGAACTGGATCACATGATTCAACATGCATGGGCGTGGTATGTTCGAAAAGATACTTGAGTTTGAAACAGCCCTGGCTGAATTCACTGGTGCTCCATATGCTGTGATGACCGACTGTTGTACCCATGCTATCGAACTGTGCATGCGGTATGACCGTGTGGAGTTTTGCGCATTTACCCCGTACACCTATTTGAGTATACCCATGCTCATGCACAAATTGGGTATCAAGTATGTGTATGAAGAGGATGATCCTGCTCAGTGGGTGGGTGAATACCGATTTAGAAAAACTAGGATCTGGGACAGTGCTCGACGTTTAGAACACAACATGTATCGACCAGGACAAATACAGTGCGTAAGTTTTGGGCATGGCAAACCTTTGAGCATTGGTCGTGGTGGTGCCATACTGTTGGACGATGTTGAAGCCTATCGTGACTTGTTGGCCATGCGTTACGATGGCAGAGATTTGACCGTGAGTCCTTGGGTTTCACAACAAACTTTTAGAGTTGGATATCACTACAAGCCCACCATAGAAGAAGCTGAACGTGGCATGGACTTGTTAAATCAATACACCAGTCAACCTCCACGTGAGGTTGTTTATCCAGATTGCAGACAAATTTCCATAGTCAGTTGACGTCACGATCTAAATAGTGTACAATTACACATAGGAGTAAAAATGGGTTACGACAAAGTATATATCAGCAATGACGAAGAACAAACCGTGAGTACTAGCAAAAATTTATCACAAGTGCTTAGGGAACAAATGCAGGCACGAGGTCGACGCTTTTGGGCCAACGATAATGTCAGCGAATACATGAGCGAAGCTGTAAAAGAAAAACTCATTGCCGAAGCCACTGTGGCGTTTGAAGGTGTGCTGGATGCACTGCTGATTGATCGCGAGACGGATCCTAATTCAAAGGGCACAGCACGGCGCTTGGCCAAAATGTATTTCAACGAAGTAATGGCAGGAAGATATGAACCCCCACCAGACGCAACAGCATTTCCAAATGATTCAGCAGACCGTTATGAAGGCATGTTGGTTGTACGCAGTGAACTTCGCAGTATGTGCAGTCATCATCATCAACCAGTTAGTGGGGTCGCCTATATTGGAATCATCGCTGCCAACAAGCTCATTGGTCTATCTAAGTATACTCGCATTGCTCAATGGTGTGCTAGGCGTGGTACTTTACAGGAAGAACTGTGCATAGACATTGCCAATGAGATCATGGCCGCAACTGGGTCAAAGGATGTGGGTGTGTATATTCAAGCAGTGCATGGATGCTGTGAGAATCGCGGCATCATGGCACACTCAAGTCTAACACAGACCACTGTGCTACGTGGTGCTTTTAAAACGGATGACAGTGTTAAAAAAGAGTTCATGGACAATATCAAACTGCAACAAGAGTTTGCACCAAGATAATTTTTGAAATGCCTCAATCTCAAAAAAACTTTATTGTGTTCGGACCCGGTGGTCGTTGCGGCAGCCATTGGGTCGAGACAATACTGATAAATCTTCTTGGTGTTAAATATACAGTTGACTCTTTCACGATGTTGCCAACAGGTTGGATTTATCATACTAATGGCACAACCGAAATATTAGAAATGCCTAGCGAAATTAGAGATTCTACCACATTGATTTATTGTGTTCGAAAGAATCATTTTGATGTTGCTGTCAGTAAGTTGGTAGCCGAAATCTCTGACGAATGGTATCACTACACAAGCAAAACAGTCGAACCGTTTGTGGCTGACACTGCCAGATTTAAATGGCTCATCAATGATCTACAATATATTCAAACAAAAACGGTTCCAGAAGATATTTTGCCGCTGTTTAACAACTCAGTTGTCATTGACTTTGACCATCTGACCAGCTCGGCAATTCCCGAAAAGTACATAGCGGATCAATTGGGCATTGATTATGCAGTAAATGAGAACAGTTGCCAAACAGATTCTGCACCAAGTAACAAAAACACAAGAAACTACAAAGATTTAATTGTGAATTGGGACGAACTGGTTGACATATATAACGTTTTCTTAGTTGACCATCACGCATAATAAATGCAAGATCGAGCTATGGTAGAAAAATACCAATACTTGAGTACTAGCTTTTGACTCATTGACCAGAAATTACAGTGATGTTATAATTGCCTTACTGTTATAACATTGGACTGGAATGATGAAACATACAATACTTTGGACTTTGGTGGCTGGCATGATTGGCGCCTTGACTGCCTGTGGGGGTGGGGGTGGGGGTGGGGGTGGGGGTGGGGGTGGCCCACCAACTTCGGCGGCCACCGATCCGACTCCAACTTCGGTTAGCGCATCGCTAATACTGAATACACCTGCAGGATTAAATTACAGCACAATGTTTATGCCGGCAAAATTTGATGCTGTTGGCGGAAAATATATTGTAGTAAGTGGAATTTACCTTGCCAGTGGTAATATTGAATCTGCACCCATACCAAATCCAGATGCACCTATTCGCATCTTAAAAGTCAACAGCGACGGAACCAGTGCTGACGTGACTGCCAAAATTCTTGGCGACAATGCTACCACACCTGGAAATATCGATATAGCAGACTTTAACGGTGATGGGATCGACGACATTGTTTCATTGTATACAAAAGACTTTCCTTTTGTAGATATGTCTGGTAACGAATTCCGTGGAGTTGGTGCAGTATTTTTAAGCCGTCCAGGACTGACACACAGTCGCAGTGTGCTTGCAGGAGAGAGCTGGTCTCACAACACAACAGTTGCCGATCTTAACAATGACGGCAGCTTGGATATCATCAACAGTCGCGGGCAAAAGTGGCTCAACAATGGACGGGGAAACTTTACATTCCATGATCACTTGTATAATTTAAATACCAGCCCAGGACTATGGATGAATGGATCTGGTGTATGTGTTGGTGATTTCAACAACACAGGCAGAAAGCAAGTGGTCATCACTGATCTTGCAGTTGATCCTACACAGGCGCCGATTGCAGACACTGTGATTTTTGAATTGGATAGTTCGTTATCTCCGGTAGCCAGTCATACTTTGCCTGTTCCTGTTTTAGATAGAAACACAACGGATCCAACCAAGGAAGTCAGTCATGATGTGCGGTGTGTTACAACAGACTTGAATCGTGATGGTAAATTAGATTTATTAGTACTCAGTAGGCCCAACGCCCAATCGAGGAACAATAGATGGACCGACGAAGGCAGGGTGCAAGTATTAATCAATCGAGGCAATTGGATGTTTGACGACACAACCGATACTGCAATGGCTAATTATCCTACTAATGTATCAATTTCATATACACCAGTGACCATAGATTTAGACGGGGATAGCATCCTAGATCTGTGGTTAGGTAATCCTGATTTTTCTTCAGGAAAAGCCAACCAGGCCTGGTTAAACAATGACTCTGGTACATTTACAAGATCGTCGCAAAGCACAATTGATGGAATAGGAGCCAACGGCCCGATAATTCCAGTTGGGTTTGGAAACACATTTGCCTTTGTGTACTCTAAATTCAGCAACAGTCAAACATCCTTTTTCGTCACAAGTTCTAAATATACTTTCAAGAAGTATTGACATGTCAGGCAATATTGTGTATACTAACTTTTAATGACTTAGGAGTAAATTATGACAATTATCACAAACATCACAGGCGAAATCAAGTTGCCTTGGGAACCAGGGCTGTTGGAGTGGTTGCAGGAACACTATCCTGCAAGCAAATATAGAGTGGTAGAATTAACTTAAAGGAGAAAGACCATGGCAAAGAAACTAACTAAACTGAGCAAGGTAAACGAATCAATCACCATCAACCGTTATGACAATGGTTTCATGGTAGAAGTCAGCGGACGTGACAACGAAAGCGATTGGAAAACTGCAAAAATCCTTTGCAGTACAGAAGAAGAAATGACAGCAGTGGTTCGCGAGTGGACCACAATGGAAATTGATACTTAAGGAGACGTTATGTTTGGTGCAAACTACAATGACAATGATGTTATCAATTATCGTTCAGCAGCCGACATTAATTCGGCCATGGGCCGTGTGTATGGTCATATGACCATAGCTGTGCTGGTCAGCATGCTGGTCAGTTACTGGATTGGCACCACTCCAGAACTGTTGCAATTCTTTTTTACCGGTGTGTTGAAATGGATTGTGATATTTGCACCCTTGGCAGCCATATTTGGTGTCAGCATGATCCTAGCCAATAACCCCACAAAACCTGTGGCACAGTTGTGCTTGCATGGATTTGCAGCCTTGATGGGCCTGAGCTTTTCAATGATCTTTGCGGTGTTTACCATGGGATCGATTGTGAGTGCATTCATGGGTGCCGCCATCTTGTTTGCGGTAATGAGTGGCTATGGCTACTTTACCAAACAGAGCCTTGATAGTTTAGGCCGGTTTATGTTTGTGGGCTTGATTGCTATTGTGATTGCCAGCATTGTGAACATATTCATTGGCTCAACTGTGATGCAGATGGTTATCAGTGCCTTGGCCATCATAATCTTCCTGGGACTCACTGCCTACGACACTCAAAAGATTCGCGAAGAGATCTCAGTTGAAACCAGTGCGGCTGTGGAAGTACGTGGCGCATTGACTTTGTACATGGACTTTATCAACTTGTTCTTGAATTTATTGCAGTTGTTTGGCGGTAGAAAGGAATAACCATGGCCACTTGGAAACTCAGTCCCCAGTACAAAAAGTCTGCTGTTGAACGGTCTATCTGGACCAAGGATGGTGTCACTGTTGTGCGCGAAGAAGGTTATCGTTGGGGCACATTCTATTGCGAAACTGCCTACCAGCCGGACATTGATTTGAAAAACCCTGACGGTTACGAAGTCAACTGTGGCGACTACGACTGGGAATTGGATAGCCTAGACGATGGTTGCTGGGCCGACTGGGAGTTTCCCGACGGCATGAGTGATGAAGAACGTGAGGCCATTGAAACAGCCTGGGATGAAAACTGGTACGATGGTATGGAAGAACTAGGCTGGTCAAATGATGATACTGAATATCATTTCTACGGTCCACTACGACTGGAAAACGAAGCGACCGGTGAGGTATTTCAAGGAGAACCAGATGCCTAAGAAAAAAGCAAAAATTGAACTGTACGCAGAAGCACCTTATATCCAAGGCTTTGATTCAGCCAAGGCCGGAGAAGAATTTTACAATCCCTATGCGGAGATTGAAAATTCCGAAGCTGATGCCGAAGACTATGCACGTGGCTATGAAAATGCTGTGGAAGAACAGGCACAATGAAATACGAAACATTAAAAGAAGCACACGCCGCAGGTGTGGCACCTTGGGATTTGACAGTTGATCGGTTGACTGACTATCATGTGGCTGTGTTCCTGGATCGTTATCCTGTGGCTCCAGGACACTTGTTGTTTGTGCCACAGTACAACACATCAGATGTGATTGTAGAGTGTTTTGAATCAGCCTTGCGCGAAGGTAGCAGAATGGTCCGAGACGGAGAATGTGATGCATTCAACATAGGCATCAACATGGGTGAGGCCGCTGGCCAAACTGTGATGTATCCACATGTGCATCTCATTCCACGAAAGCACGGAGACTGCGCTGATCCCATTGGCGGTGTGCGTGGTGTTATTGCCGGGCAAGCCAACTACAAAGCAGCCGGCTATCAACTGCCAGCATAAGTATTTCTTTAAGCGGTCTTGGCGTCATTCCCGCTTTACAAACTCTGCCGCCTATGCTAAAATTAACATAGGAGAAAAAGCATGACACCAATAACATACAAATACACTTCGACCAAAGAATACCACGATGCATTTCCATGCGCATATCGTCAGTGGCGGGCAGACAGCCATTGCAACCTGATTCATGGATATAGCTTCTCAATGAAGTTTTACTTTGGCACTGACAACTTGGACGCACGTAATTGGGCCGCCGACTATGGCGGTCTCAAAGAACTCAAATCAGTGTTGGAAAGTCAATTCGATCACACATTGCTTGTGGCCGAAGACGATCCTGAACTGGAACTGTATTTAGAAATGCAACGCAGAAACATTGCCAAGCTGACCATATTGCCCCGACTAGGCTGTGAAGGACTGGCTGACCAATTGTACAAGTATGTGAATGGTGTGTACATTCCAGACATGTGGGGTCCAGGAGAGGCCAAACGCTTGTGGTGCTACCGAGTGGAAGTGCGTGAAACACAATCAAACATGGCTTTTAGAGAAGGTCATAGAGAATGGAATGAAGATTTATTTGCGTAACATCCAAGTAAGATATCTAATAAATTTTAATATACCCACATTTAACAACTATATAATGTCATGAACACACATGATTTCGACATCTCCGTACTACTGCCCACGCGGGCCAGAACCGACATACTGTTTCGCAGTATTCGAACACTGTTTGATCTAGCAGACAACAAAGATCGCATAAATCTCGTGATTGGGTTTGACCGCGATGATGCCAAGGGTATTGACTATTTCAGTCAAGAAATACAACCTTGGTTGTCCGAACATGACATTGAATACAGTGCCATGATTTTTGAGCCCATGGGATATGCAAACTTGAATGTGTATTACAATTGGTTGGCCAAACAACAATCTGCTGATTGGTATTTGTTTTGGAGTGATGATGCAACCATGGACACTCAGGGCTGGGACACTAAAATTACTGAGTACAATGGTCAATTCAAATTACTAAAAGTACACACACACAACGAACATCCTTACAGTATCTTTCCCATTGTGCCACACAAATGGTATGACCTATTGGGTACATTGAGCCGTCATCAAATGCCCGATGCTGAACTCAGTCAAATAGCATATATGTTGGATATTGTAGAAATAATTGATGTTTCAGTGATCCACGATCGTGCTGACTTGACTGGTAAAAGTCCAGATGCTACCCATCAAAATCGTGTGTGTTTCGAAGGCAATCCAAATGACCCTAGAGACTTCCATCATCAGTCCAAACGAGACCAACGAATGAAAGATTGTGCAACATTGGCCACATACATGCACTCGGTTGACCCCAGCAGTACAGAATTTTTTAAAAATGTACTGGAAGGACGACAAGATCCTTGGGAAAAATTAGCAGCCAATGACATCAACAAACAACAAGTACAATTTCCTATTCGGACCGAAAGTGGAAAATAATATGAGTATGGATACGAATAAATTATACCGGTCAATAAAAACAATCCGGCGAGTGGAAGAAATTGTTGCTAAAATATATCCCACAGACAAAATCAAAAGTCCAGTACACCTGGGCATTGGCCACGAAGCCATTCAGGTGGGCGTGTGCGAACACCTGCAAAAACAAGATGTTGTGTTTGGCTACTACCGCAGCCATCCACTGTATCTGGCCAAAGGTGGCGACCTCAATGCCATGATGGCCGAACTGTATGGAAAAATTTCTGGTTGTGCTCGTGGCTGGGGTGGCAGCATGCACTTGGTTGATCTTGAACACAACGTGATGTCTACCACTGCTATTGTGGCATCAAGTGTGCCAAATGCTGTGGGCTATGCCTATGCTCTCAAACTTAAAAAATCCCGTCAGATAGTTGTGAGTTTCTTTGGTGATGGTGCCACCGAAGAAGGTGTGGTGTCGGAAAGTTTGAATTTTGCTGCACTTAAAAAATTACCTATTTTGTTTGTGTGCGAAAACAATGAGCTGGCCATACATACCAAACGCAGTCAACGACAAGCAGTGCTTGATATCTGTGCCCGGGCCAGAGCCATTGGTGTTGAATCGACACACATCAAAGAATACAACATAGAAACAATTTACAACACTGCCGGGGATCTTGTTGAAAAAATACGCAACGGTGCAGGTCCGCAGTTTTTGGAAATTGCCACCAGTCGTTGGCTAGAACACGTTGGTCCTGGTGAAGATTTTAAATTGGGATATCGCACTGAGGATGAAGTGGCTCCGTATCGAGCTCAAGACGAAGTGGAACGCCTGGGCAATCAATTGGACCCTGCCGTTCGCGCACAAATTGATCAAGAGATTGAACACAAGATTGCTCAGGCAGTTGTGTTTGCTGAGTCTAGTGAATTCCCACCGCAACAGGAACTGTTAAAATATGTCTACAAATAATCGATCTATATCTTATGTAGAAGCCATTCGAGAAGCCACTGCTATTGAAATGTCTCGTGACAGCAATGTTGTGCTGTTTGGTCTTGATGTTGATGACCCCAAGGGCACATTTGGCACAACCAAAGGCTTGGCTGAAGAATTTGGTTCTGACCGATGTTTCGGAACTCCATTGGCTGAAGATGGCATGACTGGTGTGGCTGTTGGCATGGCCTTGGCCGGGCTGCGTCCCATACACAATCACTATCGCATGGACTTTGCTACTCTGGCCATGAACCAATTGATCAACGTGGCTGCCAAGACACATGCCATGTCCGGCGGTATGCAAAATGTACCCATGGTGGTGCGCATGCTGATTGGCAAAAGTTGGGGCAACGGATCGCAACACACCCAAAGTCTTTATCCCTTGTTTATGAACATACCCGGCATCAAAATCTGTGCACCTAGCACTCCATATGATGCCAAAGGATGTTTGGAATATGCCGTTCGTGACAACAATCCTGTGGTCATGGTTGAACACAGAATGTTGTACTACAGCACTGGCCATGTGCCCGAGGGCGAATTGTTGGTGCCTCCTGGCCGAGCGCGAGTACTTGTTCCAGGACAGGATGTGACCTTAGTGGGTATCAGCTATCAGGCAGTAGAATGCATGCGAGCACAAAATTATCTTGCAGACATTGGAATCAGCGCAGAAGTTATTGATCCAATTTGGTTGTCGCCCATTGACATAGACACCATCGAAGCCAGTGTACGAAAAACAAAGAATCTTGTGGTAGTTGACAATGCTTGGACTACATGTGGTGCCGGCAGTGAAATCATTGCCAGTTTGCATGAACGTTTGGGTGACACAGTCTGGCGGGCCAAACGTTTAGGATTCGCACCAACACCATGTCCTACCACTCCTTCTTTAGAAGACCATTTTTATCCCACAGGACAATCCATCGCTGCCGCTGCAAATGATCTTGTTAAAGGCCATGCTCAGCATTGGTATCCAACTGCCAAGGATGAATTAAAATCTGTTGAATTCAAAGGACCGTTTTGAAAACAGCCGTGATCATTGGCGCCAACAGTGACATTGCCAAAAGCGCCATACAACTTCTAGAACGACAATATCACATAGTAGCGGTTGGTCGAGAAACGATCAATCTTGACGACACTACTAGTGACATGCGTATTGGTATGGTATTGGCCATGGCCGACGCAGATGTGATTGTTAATTGTGCCGGAGTTTTTGGAGACAACACACTAGATTACGACACTGTGTTCAATGTAAATTTAAAAAGCAATTGGTCAGTGATCAATTACTACATCAAAAATCCACCCACCAAGACAGTAAGATTTGTCATGCTGGGATCCAGTGCCTACAAGCAAGGGCGTAAAAACTTCATTTTGTACAGCGCCAGCAAGGCAGCGTTGTTCAACACGTGGCAAGGCGCCAGTGAATTTGTCAGCGACAATTTGAAACTGGGATTGATCAACCCAGTTCATGTGCATACCAAAATGGTAGCACACAAGCCACACCCAAACCCAGACATCTGTCTGGAACCAATTGATGTTGCAAGAGAGATTGTGAATTTATGTGACATGACACAAAGTCGCTGCATAGATATGGATTACAAAATTAAGGAGACTGTATGAAAGTAGGAGTTATTGGAAAAGGTACTGTGGGCTCAGCAGTGTATGATGGACTTGAAGGACAAGGACATGACATGAGTTTTTATGATCCAAAAATTGAAGGCTCTAGACTTGAAGACATATTGGATACCGAATGTGTATTCTTGAGTGTGCCCACAGACAGCACTGTTGAAGGTGACTGCGACACCAGCATTGTAGAAAAAGTTTGCAAAGAACTCAGTGATGCAAACTACCGAGGACTGGTGGGAATCAAAAGCACAGTGGTTCCTGGAACTACTGATCGTATGAAATTGACCTATCCCATGTTGCGTATGTGTAATGTGCCTGAATTTCTGCGGGCCAAGACTGCTCTAGCAGATTTTATTTACAATCATGATGTATTGGTCATTGGAGTTTACAACGATGCAGATTTTGAGTTGGTTAAAAAGATACATGGCTTCATTCCACGAAACGTAGTTCAAGTCACGCCCATTGAAGCAGAAGTTATCAAGTACTTCAACAATGTGCATCATGCGGTCACTGTGACGTTTGGCAATATCATCTACGAAGTTTGCCAACGTATCGGTGCCGATTACAACAGCGTTTACAATGCCATCATCAAACGCGATTGTATTAACCCTCACTACTTGTTGGTCAATGAAAAATTTCGAGCATTTGGCGGACATTGCTTGCCTAAAGATACACTGGCACTGAACAACTTGATTAAAAAACTTGGCCTGGAGTTTGAAATGATTCAGGCCGCATTTGACGACAACGAAAGAGTCAAAAATGGCTAAAATACTAGTGACCGGTGCTTCAGGTTTGTTGGGCACAGAATTTTGTCGACAGTTGATCAATGACGGACACACTGTGTATGCTGTGGACAATCACAGTCGTAGCACAACCATTCCCAGTTGCAGTGAATGGTATCCCATGGATTTGAACAACGTTGATGCCATCAACAGCCTGCCCACAGACTTTGACTATATCTATCACTACGGTGCCATCAACGGTACTACTAATTTTTACAACATGCCCAACAAGGTGTTGGAAAATAACTTTGTATGTGACCTAAACATTTTTAATTTTGCTCGTAAGTGCAAGAATCTAACACGCCTGGTGTATGCATCCAGTTCAGAGATTGTGGCAGATGACACAGTGTCACCTGTGCCCGAACACACTGATGTGTTGATCAAAAACATTCACAATGCTCGTTGGAGTTATAGACTGGCCAAAATCACTTCTGAGAATTATCTAGTAAACTCTGACTTGCCCTACATGATCATTAGATATTTCAATGTGTACGGCGAGAACAGCAAGCCGGGACATTTCTTGGGCGATCAAATCAGCAAGATACGCAAGGGTGTGTTCTCTGTTATTGGTGCACAAGAAACACGCAGTTTCTGTCATGTGAGTGATGCCACTCGTGCCAGTATTTTTATTGCTGAAAATTGCAATCGCGAAGTGATCAATGTGGGCAATGATTGTGAAATTTCAATTGGTGACGCAGTCAAGACCATTGCCGCAGTGATGGGCCATCCTGACGCAGAGTTTGAACAGTTGCCCAGCATGCCTGGATCAGTCACCAACCGACGTCCAGACATCAGCAAACTGCGTAGCATCATGCCTGACTATGAACCCATGTCTTTTGAACAAGGTATCAGACTGATTTTATCCTGATACAAAATGAAAAGATTGTTTGCGTTTGGGTGCAGTTTTACCAACTATCGTTGGAGCACCTGGGCTGATTGTTTGGCACCAGAATTTGATTACTTTGAAAACTGGGGGCAGGCCGGCGGTGGCAATCACTATATCTTCAATAGTGTAATGGAAGCAGATCAATGGCATCAGTTTGGCGCTAGTGATACTGTGATAGTGTGTTGGACTGATTTCAACAGAGATGATCGATACATAGGTGGTCGATGGCACACACTGGGCAATATTTTTAATTGCCCTATCTACGAACCTAAATATCTCAGGGATCACCATGACGAGCGAGGTTATTTGATAAGAGATCTTGCTTATATCAAAGCTGTGAAAACACTGTTGGAAAATCGTCCTGGATTATCCTGGCGTTTTCTCAGCATGGTAGAACTCATGGCAAGACCTGCGCCAAATGATAATGAGAGTTTGCATAGAGATGCCATGCGACTGTACAGTGATGTGTTAGACAGCATTTTGCCCGGGTACGATAAAACTGTGTTTTTAAATAACTGGCCAAAACCTGGTGCTGACCCACATCCCAGTCCTGCGGAGCATTTGGCCTATTTGGACGCAGTGTTGCCAGGTTGGGTGACAAAAGCACAAACTCGTGTTAAAATGCATGAACAAAGCATCAATCTACGTAAAGATCCTCGTCGTTCGGGAATGACTCAAGTAAAAAGATTATAAAGGCAATGCAACATGTTTGGTACTAACGAAATTATTGGCAAGAAGTATTTTAAGGACGCACCCGCAGACAGTTTGTTTGTGACCAGTATGTTCTTCACACTGCAAGGTGAAGGACCGTATGCAGGTCAGCCTGCACTGTTCATACGCCTGGCCAAGTGCAATTTGGATTGCAGTTTTTGTGACACATACTTTGATGATGGTGACTGGTTGACATTTGATCAACTAGAAAACAACATGCATGATGCCGTCAATGATTTTTGGCACAAACAAGGCAAAGCAACTCCCGCATGGGCAAGCAGTGAAGTCAAACACTATCCAGGTGTGGTATTGGTAATGACCGGCGGCGAACCTTTGCTACAAGAAAACATTACAGAATTCATGAGTCGTCAACTGCCAAGATTCAAGGCTGTACAAGTTGAAAGCAATGGCATTCCAGAGACACCAGTACCCGAGGGTGTCACACTGGTATGCAGTCCCAAGTGCATGGAGAAGAACGGTGTTGCTACCAAGTATCTTGCACCCAGCAAGACCATCTTGGATCGTGCAGACTGTTTGAAATTTGTCATGTCATCAGACACGGCCAGTCCATACAACAACATTCCTGACTGGGCACATGAGTGGAAACGTACTAATCCTCACAAAGAAATCTATTGCAGTCCAATGAATGTGTACAACGATTTCCCACAACGGATCAAACTGTTGCGAGCAGAAAAAGGCACAATCACCATGGCTGAACGTAGCACAGTGGATGAGGTCATCAGTTTCTGGGAACCTGGTTTGTTGAACTTGACAGCCAATCAAGCCAATCACGAATACACCGGTCGCTACTGTGTTGAGCATGGACTCAAATTGAACTTGCAGATGCATTTATATGCAAGCCTGGCATGATACTAGATGGAGCATTTGAAATGTGGGATTGGTTAACAAAAAAGAAAACGCCTCCTGTGAAAGAGGAAAAAGAAAAAGTTATTCGTGTGCCTAAAGCACCTGAAAAAACTGCCAAGCAGAAGGCCACAGAAAACAATGAACCTTATGTGGCCATCTTGAGCATGGACATTGATCCTGCCAACCTGCATCAAGGTGCATTTGAACTGGATTGGAATGAAATATTCATTGCCAGACTGGTCAAGGCCGGCTACATGATGAAGCCCACAGACGCAGACTCAGACATTGTGGATCGGTGGTTTCAAAATGTGTGCAGACATGTGGTAATGGAAACCTGGGAACAAGAACAGGCCATTCGCAATTCAGGCTCACAATATGTTCGTGCCAGAGACATTGGTGACGGACGCACCGAAATTAGTTAAGGATACTGATATGATGGACGGAAGACGTGTGGGCTTTACTGCCTCAACATTTGATTTGCTACACGCTGGCCACATTGCCATGTTGCGTGAGGCCCGGGAAGAATGCGACTACTTGATTTGCGCATTACAAAATGATCCTACCCTGGATCGTCCCAACAAGAATCGCCCGGTACAAAGCATTGTGGAACGACAACTGCAACTGATAGGTTGCAAGTATGTGGACGAAGTTTGGGTGTACAACACAGAGAAAGATTTGGAAGACCTGTTGTTGATCCTGCCCATTGACGTGCGCATCCTGGGCGTGGAGTATGAAGGCCGGGAATTTACTGGTCGTGAAATTTGCCACAAACGTGATATTGAACTACATTTCAATGGTCGTGATCATTCATTCAGCAGCAGTGAATTGCGACAACGTGTGGCACAGGCCGAACTTTTGAAACGGAAAATAGAAGAATGGGAACCAGTGGGTGCAGATGACACAGGTGGTCCCAGTCCGCGATGATACTGTACGCAAATGGTTGCAGTCACACCGCGGCTGCTGAAGCAGTTGTTCCGGATGCATTTGCAGTGGATGACGGCCGGGCTGGTATAGATCGACGCCCACATCCTCTAAACCTAGCAGCCAGTTGGTGCTCACACTTGGCAAGAGATCTTGACTGGACTTTATACTGCGATGCAGAGTCAGCGGCCAGTAATGATCGCATTGCCAGAACCACACGTGAATGGATTACCAACAACCCTGACAAATTGAGCAACACATTCATGGTCATACAGTGGACCACTTGGGAACGCGAAGAGTGGTTGCACAAAGGCACATGGTATCAGGTCAATGCATCAGGTGTGGATTGGGTACCAAGGGAACTACAACAGCGATACAAACAGTTTGTGGTTGATGTAGATTGGACAGCAAAAACACAAGAATGTCATGAAAAAATTTGGGCCTTGCACGTTGAACTGCAAAAACTTGGTATTCCTCACTTGTTTTACAGTGGGAACAGCAGTTTTGGTGATGTCCAAAATCAACATATTTGGGGTACTAGTTATATGTATCCTTACAATCGGCAGGGTACTTACAGCGCAATTTTACAACAAAACGGACATGTGCCCACAAAAGGTCACCATTTTGATGCCAAAGGCCATTGCTTTTGGGCCAAGTATGTGTTACAATACATCAAACAACACAACTTGGTAACACACAATGCGCTATCTACTGATTGACACCAGCAACATGTTTTTCCGTGCGCGGCACCAAGCACATCGTGCTGCCGACACGTGGACCAAGTTGGGCTTTGCCCTACATTTGACCTTGATGAGTGCAAACAAAGTAGCACGTGATTTGGGTGCTGATCATGTGGTATTCGCACTGGAGGGACGTAGCTGGCGCAAAGATCACTACCGACCTTACAAAGCAAACCGCGCAGTAGCACGTGGACAAATGAGCGAAACAGAAGCAGAAGAGGACAAGCTGTTCTGGGAAACCTATGATGAGCTGACTAAATACTTGTCTACACGAACCAACTGTAGTGTCGTCCGTTGTGCCACAGCAGAAGCAGATGATGTCATTGCACGTTGGATTGCATTACACCCCCAAGACGAACACGTTATTGTCAGTTCAGATTCAGACTTTGTGCAGTTGATCGCACCCAATGTAAAATTGTACAATGGCATCAACGATCACTTGTTCAGTACCACGGGTGTCACAGACGCAAAAGGCAAAAACTTGGCATTCACTATTGAGAGCAACTCAAAGATCAAGGTTGGCAAAGCCGATGCCAACTTTGTGCCACCTGTGGACTATCAGAAGTGGGTGCTGTTCATGAAGTGCATGCGTGGTGATCCTGGTGACAATGTGTTCTCGGCCTATCCGGGTGTGCGTGTGAAAGGCACTAAGAATCAGGTGGGACTGACAGAAGCATTTGAAGATCGTGATCGTCGCGGCTATGCCTGGAACAATCTCATGTTGCAACGTTGGTCCGATCATGAGCAAGCCGAACACCGGGTGCTGGATGATTATGAACGCAATCGCACACTAATTGATCTCACAGCACAGCCCGATGAGATCAAGGCCATGGTAGATGAAGCCATACGTGAACAGATCAGTCATCAAGATGTGGGCATGGTAGGTGCGCACTTTTTACGGTTTTGTGGCAAGTACGAGCTTACCAAACTCAGCGACTATGCAGATGCCATAAGTCGCTGGTTGAATCAAACATACAAAGGAGTATTAGATGATAGAAGCCAAACCAGTAATTGATAAAAAGTATTGGATACTTAAAAAAGACAATCGCAAGATTGGTGCGTTAGAGGCTGAACCTGATGGTTACACCATGCGTATCTTGGACCAGATCGGCAAGTTCAAGACCATTCCCATGGTGCGTAAAAAAGTTGACATTGAATTTGTGCCGCCAGAAAAGACCACCCGGCCAGCACCAGATCAAGTGCATGGTTATGCCACAGGATGCCGAGCGCACAATCCCATGTGGGATGTCAAACAGCGATTGCCATTGTTTACCAAAGAACGCAAATCCAAGTCTTGGTATGCTGCCGGCTACTATGCGGTGAAACAACATCGTGCCTGGAAGATCCTGCGCAACCCAAAACTTATTGTGTTAGAACGTTATCAATATCAAGGACCTTTTCATACTCAGGAGGCAGCACGTGACAAATCCCTTTCGTGATCAAGAAAAATTTATGCGGGCCTGTGACCAAACAGTTGGCAGCGAGTTTGACAAGGATCAATTTAATTTGTATGTTAGTTTGATTGAAGAAGAAGCAGGTGAACTTGCCGAAGCAATCAAAGCACATGACCAAGTAGAAACACTTGATGCTCTTATTGATATTTTAGTTGTAACTATAGGTGCTATTCATAGCATGGGTAGTGATGCTGAAGGCGCTTGGAAAGAAGTAATGAGTACAAACTTTGCCAAGATTGGTGAAAATGGTAAAGTGCGTAAGCGTGAAGATGGTAAAGTTTTAAAACCCGTGGGCTGGACACCGCCTGATCTAAAACCGTTTGTTTAAAAATGAGTCTACACATACATCGATTTGTGGATTCAGTCAAAGCACACGAAGCACGTGGGCAAAAAGACTTCACCATGCCCATGCGCGATGCCAAAGACCTACACGCGGACATCACTAAACTGTTGATTACATTGGAACAAATGCGAGCACAACAATCACGTGGTGTAGAAGTGGTAGAAGTACAAATTGCTGGGGGCAGTTTTAAATCTGCATAGTTATTGGCATAAATAAACATGGAGTTTAATATGTCAAGACCAAAGCCATCTGTGCTGATCGAGCACACCAACAAACAAACTTACAAGACCGAGCAGGTGCTGGCCTCAGAAGGTGTGTGGGCAGTATTCTTTGATGCCAAACCTATCAATCTCAAAACTGGTAATTTGCTCACACAGTATCCAGGGCCTAAGTACAAAAAAGTATCATTCTCCAATCCTGGACATGCTAAAAATCTAGCTCGCAAACTCAATACACAATTCAAAACTGATAAATTTTCAGTGGTGCTGTTGACGCAAGGGGACAAGGTCTATCCATGATCAAAATCTATACGCACTGTGACAAACGCGGCCGAGTAGAGAGTATTCATGAAAAAAATCAACACAATATTTTCCCTGGTATAAAAAGTGACAGTGTAGTAAAGTTTGGCTGGACAACTGATATATTTGTCAATCAATTAAGGCAATTACCAAATTCAGAAAATTATTTTAAAATTTGTCCGTGGAATGAACAGATTCCATTGGCAGAACAAGGCTATTATCTAATGCACTATGGAAATGACATCCAGGCAGCACAGCATTATGGCTTTATTACTTTGCCACCTATTATTGTTGATCAAATCAATGATGGCGTGTTGACACTGTTGGTAGTCATGGTGTATGAAACTTTTAACGCAGCTAGTCTTGCTCAGTGGCAAACTGATTTTTGTACTCATTTAAATTTTTTAGGTATACAAAGACACGGATCAGTAAAGGTATTGCTGGGTGCGCACAGTCCTACCATGCAGAATCATCAAGACCGGCGTGTGGCCTGGATCTTTTACCCATGGTTTGAAGCTGCCTTGCAAAATCAGGTCAACTCCAGCAGTATTACCAATGCGCCACGGGATCCATTGCTGAAAAAGAAGTACAAGTTTTTGAGTTTAAACAAGAGACCCAGGCCACACAGATTTTTATTAACAGCCTGGCTGGAACATCTTCAGCTTGCTCATCATGGGTACATGTCTTGGCCATTGACTCATAGCAGAACACTAGATGAATTAACAACAAATCCATTGTATTCTTGTGGATTAAAGTTTTTTCCAACTATAGAACGACATGTTCGCAACATTAACAAAATCTCAGGCAGTTATCCAGATGCAGACGAATACCCAGGGACAGATTGGTTGAGTTCAGCACCATTGTACAATGATGTTGATTTTGAAATAATAAATGAAACACATCACCAGAACATAGGCGACCAAGTATTTTTGACTGAAAAAACTTTTCGTGCAATTTACATGGGTGTGCCATTTATAATTTGCGGCAATCCTGGCAGTTTAGAGCTATTGAGAATGTTGGGCTACAAGACATTTCCCTCGGTGTTCGATGAACACTATGATAAAATATTGTCTCCAGTACTGGCTATTCACCATATTGCTATGGAGGTACGTCGACACGCAATGGCTAATTTACCACTCAGTGGATTTGCGCATGATGAGATTTTACAAGCAACAAATCACAATCAACAACTTTTTCTGAGCAAACAACACGCTCAAAACATATTTGAGGTTATTCAAAAAAGTTACAACTAATGTTAAACAAACTGGTACTTACCCAAGAGCTCATAACCCGTTATCCTGATGCTCCAGGATTGGATGAGGCCATGCGCTCATGGTGGCAAAACATTCGAGACGATGGTGGCTTGAGATTGACTTACGAAGGATATCGTGTGTTCAGTGACTGCTTGGAACTAAACAGCTACACATTTGAGTTGCCAGAAAAATTGTTGACACCACGCAATTTGATTGCTCTGGATCGTCACATGGCATCACCGTATTACATTGTGAACAATCGCAAGCACAACCACATGGTGATGTTTGGCAGTCGAGAAGCCATGATGGCCACCCTGCATGGTGACATGCAGAGATTTATCAAGAGTTTGAGTTATTGACGACTACGCACAAACAAGGCAGCGCATGGATATAAAAAAAATGAAGCAATGGAAAATTGAAAATTTGGACTCCAAGAGTGCAAGTTTTTGTGGATCCAAATGGTACAACGCCAGTGTATGGTTGAGTCAAGGCTGGACCACCAGCTGCCATCACAACCCGCCGCATGCCATCGATGTAGATGCCATTGCTGCCAATCCCATGGCCATGCACAACACTCCCATAAAAAAACAAGAACGTGCCATGATGCAACAGGGACTAAGGCCCAAAAACTGTCAATTTTGTTGGGTGATGGAAGACACTGATCCAGAAGCTCTCAGTGATCGTGTGTGGACCAGCTGGGGCGGTCAAACAACCTCTGAACAATTGGATTCAGCATTTGACCAAAGTGCCGATGACGATTTTGATTTGACTTACTTGGAGTTTGTTCCCGATCGTACATGTAATCTAGGTTGCAGTTATTGTGCTCCAGCCATTAGTACAACCTGGGCTCGTGACATCACACAGAATGGTCCATACGAAAATTTGCCAACAGATCACCGCAACCATTACAAAACCAATGGTAATGAGTCGGTTGGTTACAAATACGGCGATGCCAATCCCTATGCTGACGCATTTTTCAAATGGTGGGATTCGAGTTTGCACAAAACCATCAAGCAGATTCGCATCAGCGGTGGAGAACCCATGATGTCGGGTCACACCTGGAAACTCATGGACTGGCTGTCTGAACATGCAGGCGAGGCCGACTGCCGAATCGAAATGACCACAAACTTGGCCTACGATCAAGACACACTCATGCGTTTCTTGGATGCTTGCAGTCGTGTGAGTGTGCCAATTTGGTTGTTTACCAGCGGTGAATGCACTGAGAAAAAGATTGAATATGTGAGAGATGGCCTGGACTGGCAACTGTGGAACAGCAATATAGATCATGTGTTGAATTCTGGAGTGATTGCCATGACTGGCATATGTGGCACACTGAGTGCTGCCAGTGCCGATGGATTTACAGAGTTCTTGTATTGGCTGGCTGACCGCAAGCGCAATGCACCGCACAATCCCAATAACACAAATAGTCTCATGTTGTCGGTGAATCCAGTACGTTTTCCCACCTTTCAAAATATCGTAATTTTGCCGGACATACTGCGTTTAGAGTACAGTCAAGAAATTGATAAATTTTTAAGCCAACAAGACATTGTCAAACTGTTTGGCCCCATCGAATTGGATCACATCAAACGATATTCTACATATCTACGTGAGGTCAAAGTACCACACGAAGAAACACAGATAACCCACATGCAAACTGAATACGCAGGTACTCAGCAAAATATTGATAGGGCAGCATTGGGTCGTGATTTTAAAAGTTTTTTCTTACAATACGATCAACGAAGAAATCAAAATTTTGTCAAAACATTTCCGCGTCTCTCTGAATGGTATGCAGGCTTATGAAAAAAAATATAGTATTTGTAGGTGACAGCTATTGCAGTTCCTGGGGAGGACCCAGTGCAATGCCTCACTGGCCTCGTCAAGAAAAAATTAAACTCAATGATCCTACCAGGCGTAGTTGGCTAGATGTGTCTGCGGCCAAACTTGAACTTGATCTTTACAGTTTTGGATATACCGGAGCCAGCTGGTATTACAGTCGAGAACAACTATTTAGACATATGGCGAATAAACCTGGTTGGATTGAGAATGTGGCTGTTATGATATTTTGTCACACTGATTGTTGGAGATACAACACCGGCAATGGGCACATAGGTGTAGAAATGTCCGCTCCGGATTATCAGCCAGCTGATAAAGATCAATATTACGAGAGCAAGGTCAGAACAGCCCAATCCTACAGGACATGGTTATTGGATCTAATGGATTCGCGCTATCAATCTTGGGCGCAAGAACAATGGTTTTATGAAATAGCCAGAACATTTCAACATGTGCCACAAATGCATTTTTTTTCATTTCCTAACAATGTGGATATGGTTAAGAAAATACTTCCTGGTATTGTGTTTACTACGCCGCTGCTGCATATCAGCCTTGGCGAAGCCACGGGCACAGACGCAGAAATTATGCAAAAATTTATGGCAAAGGATCAACGAACCAATCATTTTAGCATGCAAAACAACCAAGTCCTAGGCAACTTGGTAGTGGATTCAATGCAAAATTATCAGCCTGGTGCTAGACCAATTGATACAGACAAGTTTGATATAATTAATCCAAACGCTGTAAACTGGCCAAACCCTGGATTTGGCACTAGTTAGCAGTATTTTTGTAGACCTTGTGTGACTTGATTCCAAAGTGGCAATATTAAACACCGCCGCACTTGATCAATAGAATAAATCATAAAATGTTTTGTTTGATGTATTCAGCTAATTTCTCAGCCCAGGCCCGTTGTGCCGCAGGTTCATAATGAAACATCCCAGGTGTAATTTCTTTGTAGTTGTTGCCAGCACACCAATGAATGTAGGTCAGCTCGTGATGATATGGATTCATAAATGCGCTGTTCCAATTCAACTGATACTCTCTTTCATACAGTTTAAAATCATGGAAAGCATGAAAAAACACATGTGGGATACGCAGGTGCTCAAGGTATTTGTGCAAATTAAAAATCCGCTCATGCCAGTACAAACTCAAACCTTTGCGATAATTTGGATTCAAAGCAGATTTATGCCAGTGTTCTAACCGCATCTGATATTCCGCAGGCGGGAGTCTTTGGCCTATGCCTAAATTATTTATTTCTACCCATTCAGGACGGTCCCACTCTGTCAGAAACCATTGCACCCTAGCATACTCACTCCAGCCTATCACAATCAAGTCTGGAGCAGTTTGATTCTGTACATAACTCATGGTGGTGTCATAAATGCGGTCATTGCTGGACCCTGACAGGCTTAGATTGATTTCTTGCATGCCAAGCATGGAGGCCAGTTGTGGAGCAATTCCTAGAGAACGGTCATCGAGTTCTTCGCCACACATGTTGCTGTCGCCGTTGATTAGTATTTTCATAGTTGGTTTAATGTATTTTGACATATGAAATACTTATTGTTGTAGACTAAATTGAGTCAAAAAAACTGTGCAACGGTAATACTTTTGTAGTAATACTTTTGTAGTACTACCGTTCGGTTGACCGAATATGCCCGAAATGCTATAATACACACATGATGAGAAAGAAACGTGTTGATCGAACCCACATTGTGTACACAATCCAAATTGGATTGGAGTACTACATTGGTATTACCGCTAAAACTCAGCGCACCATAAACATGTCGCTTCGTAGCCGTGTTAACAAGCACATCTACCGCGCTCGCACAGAAGACAAGAGCTGGAACCTGTACGAAGCAATTCGCACCGCAGGCGAAGCCGCTGTAAACTACGCAATCGTGGACATTGTGCGTGGCAAAGATGTTGCACACAAGTTAGAGCGCGAGTTAATACAAAAGTACGCACCTGCGTTGAACACTGATGTGCGTGTGAAATCGGTTGCCCAATAATTTCCAAAATGTTATAATAGTGGCATACAAAGCAAAAAGGAAATAGAGATGAATGCATTACAGTTTATTGCAGATTACAATGAAAATTTTGGATCACCAGGTGTTGTACGCACCATGCAAGTGTTGACAGAACAGTTTGACCGATTGACAGCAAACGAAAAAATGCTGTACGCAGAATTTCTAGAAGAGATCGCTGTGGTATTGCAAAACAACAAGTGATCCTGGCAGTTGACAGGTTATCCAAAAGAGCATATAATACACACATGAACACAAAGGAGTCAGCAATGGAACAGTTTAAAAGTTGGGAAGAGATGACTGCACTTGAGCAAGCCCAATGCACCTATTGGGACATGTACAAGGATGCTTACGGCCATCGTCCCCGCGGTGTTGACACCAGCACTTGGACCCTTGCTGACTTCGAACAGGAGTTTGCCGGCCTGGGCTCTGTGATCCAGCGTGAAGAGGCTGACCGCAAAGCGGCCGAGGCCCAGGCCATTGTGAAGTTTGAAGACCGTGTGACCAGTCTCATGCACACTGGTGCTGACCGTGAGCGTGTGATTGCATGGTTAATGGATGCTGAACATGCCAATGGCGACTTTGAGTACTTCGCTTTTACGCAGGGCTTGCCCTACAGTTATTTTAGAAAGGCAGCATGATGAACGAACAAATTCGAGAACTTGCTGAACAGGCTAAAATAGATTATGAATTGCTGCCTGAGATTGCGCGGGAACCTGTGTGGATTGCTATTGATGACGAGCTTGAAAAGTTCGTCCAGTTGATTGTGCAGAAATGTGCTGATATCGGTGAGCAGTATGCCGACGGGAATTATGAAGTGTATAATCAGATTTTAGAACATTTTGGTATGCAGGAGTCTAAAGAATGAAATATACAGTTGAATGGCATGACAAAATGCATCGTTGGGACGTGGTGCGTTGGGATATCACTGCGGAAGGTGCGCGAGTTGGTACCACTGTGGACCGATGTGCCACCATTGAGGATGCCCAAGAAATTTGTGCATATCACATGGACATGATGAACCCCGACTTGTGGGCCGAAGTTGGTTGTGAATTTGATCAGGAGACAGCATAATGGCAGGCAAAGCAAAATCAGTTTATCTCACAGTCACTGAGAAGGGCAAGCACACGGCAGTGTTTCGTAAAGTGTTTTTCAATGCTAGTGATTACAATGCCTATGTCAAAACAGACGAGTTCAAGGCCCAATGGCCTGCTGAACAGTATGACATCATAAAGGAGACCTACTGATATGATGCCCGCAGGAAAGTACTACATTGGTGATTTGTGCTATGTCATGGCCGATGAAGAGTGGCGTGAAATTTGCAACATCATCATACGAGAGCCACACATTCTTGACGGCGAATTTGAACTGCCCGATGGACGCAGGTTTGCCATCTACAGCACTGCCTACGGTGACGGCACCTATCATGATCAACACGGCCATGCATACAGTGTAGACGCAGGAAGTATTGGTTGTATCTTGATGTCAGATATTCGTGCCCACAAGTATGACAACATCTTGGACTTGGGTGCTGTGCAAGAGTTTGCCGAGCCATTTGCAACTGGCTCACAAGGCGGACAACTCCAGTTTGGACATGTCGTAATTGAAACTGATGCTGTTGACTGGTATGAGGATGAACTATGACTAAAGTTGTAATCAACGCATGCCATAGTGGCTTTGGCCTAAGCCACGAAGCTGTTTTGCTGTATCTTGACCGGAGTGGCCGGCAGGTGTGGGTTGAAGAAAATGACAAGTTTGGTGGCTTGATTCCATTTACCTACTATCTTGTGCCTCCAGAGCAACGTATAGAAGGTGATCCTGGCAACTGGCATGAGATGACTCTAGCCGAGCGTCAAGCACACAATGCCGCATACAGTGACACAGTGTTCTATGATCGAGATCTAGCTCGTGATGATCCTGACCTTGTGGCAGTGGTCGAAGAGCTGGGCAACCAGGCCAACGGGTGTCACGCTGACCTAAAGGTTGTTGAAATCCCTGATGATGTCAATTGGTACATCGAGGAGTATGATGGCCGCGAATGGGTGGCCGAACGTCACAGAACTTGGGAGTAAATAATGAGTATGACAAAACCAGCTACGGGTGCAGAAGGATGTTTGATACGCGGCCATGACGGAACCTATTACTTCCGTGTGTACGATGCTGACCACAACTTCTGGGATTATGAACTGACGCACAGTGATCTCAGTGTGACAATAACTGATCCTGATGCGTTCTTTTACGATGAATCATCGTACAATGAGGGACACCGTGCCAGGCTGGATCATGCCCCTGCTACACTGGGACTAGAATAATGGCTACCACACCTGACGACGACTTTGACATGCCCGAACTCACAGATGAGATGCTGATGGAATTTCGCCCACTGACTGAACTGGCTCAAACTGACCTGCACATGGGTGCGGCCAATGTAAAACCATTTAGCAAGCCCAAAGAGGAACCTGTAGATTTGTTTGGCATCATGGCCAATGCTGTAATAGGTGCGGGTTATTTGGGCGCGGTTTGGCTGTTTGTCAAAGTTTGGGCCTGGGCCCTGTTCAGTTAGGCAAAACTGCTCTAGCTAGGTTCTAGGGCTAAGGCGTTATATATACATGAAGCGAGAAATCATCAACCAAGTACGAGAACTGTTGGATCGCAATCTCACCACTGCAGAAATAGCACACAGGATGGGCATTGATTTAGACTTGGTCAAAATGGCCATAGACGTTATCAACCAACTGCTGACCTAACCCACTCTGGGTTGACTATAAATAAAATTCCTGTTACAATACATTATTGGGCTGATAGCTTAATGGTAAAGCAGTCGACTCATAATCGATTGAGTCTAGGTTCAATTCCTAGTCAGCCCACCAACACTGGCGTTAGTATAATGGATAATACAAAGAGCTTCTACCTCTTGAATGTGGGTTCGATTCCTGCACGCCGGACCAGTAAATACAACCATGCGAGTATGGGGGAATTGGTAGACCCAGCGGACTTAAAATCCGCCGCTGAATGCGTACCGGTTCGACTCCGGTTACTCGTACCAAAGGAACTGACATGAACAATATCACTATAGAACCACAGCATGAGAGCGAAGGTACCGACGATGACTTCTTTGATGACTTTCGGGCCAATGTGGCTCGACTAGAAGCCGAGCGTCGAGCCTCTGATGAGTTCCGAGTCAACAACAT